GACTGGCAGAGAAATCAGGGCATGAAGGTCTGGTTCGCCAAGTCCGCCACGGGTCTCTCCCCGACGATTCAGAACGAAGCCGCCGCCGATGCGCTTGAGGCAATCCGTTGCTCCTACTTCGGCAACTTCGCCACGCGTAACGACGCCTTCCAGTTCATGAATACGGGCGCGCTCTGCTCTGACTACTACGGCTTCATCGACGTGCTCTACGGCTCGATCTACCTGCGCAACGCCATTCAGCGTTCGTGCATGGACGGCTTCAAGGCGATCAACCGCGCTCCGTATAACGACATGGGTCGCGCATACATCTCCGCCTGGCTTCAGGATCCGATCAGCCTCTGCCTGCGTAATGGCGTCATCGACCCGGGTCTCGATCTCTCCGAGTCTCAGCGCGTGCAGATTATGCAGGAAGTCGGTCAGGACATCTCTACGACGCTCTTTACGAAGGGCTATTGGTACGGCATCGAGATGCCGAGCGCCAACGTCCGCGCCGAACGCGGCTCGCCGATTGTTACCCTGTTCTATTGCTACGCGGGCTCTGTCCAGAGGGCCGATATCGAAACCGTAGCCGTCATCTAACCCATCCTGTAACGAAAGGGCTTCCCACGTGGAAGCCCTTTTTCTTGGAGCCGAAAAATGGCCGATTACTTTGACGTAACCAGTGCGAACGTCCAGATCATTCTCGCCTGTGAAGATCTCTACCCGTCCGGTGTGAGGCTCGAGGGCTTCTCCGCCGACAGCGTGATGACTGCCGACGGCGTGGACCAGTCCGAAAACCGTCGCGGCGTTGATGGCCGCATGGTCTCCGGCGTGGTCAAGAACATTCAGCCCGTCAGCATCGTGCTTGAAGCCAACTCCCCGAGCCTCGAGGTCTTCGAGACTATCCGCGACGCTATGAGCGCCAACTGCAAGCCGTATGAGCTTACCCTCACGGTCTTCGTGCCCGCCCTTGAAAAGACCATCGTCTTCCGCCGTGGTGCTCTCAAGAACGCCCCGAACCTCCCGAGCGTTCAGAAGACCCTTCAGCCCACGACGTGGACCATGGAATTTCAGGAAGTCGCCTGATTGACGCGCTGAGGAGAAGTCGGAATGGATGACATTACCCTGAAGATCAACGACGCAGGCCACGACATGACCTTCGTCATCGAGAAGATGAGCGCCTTCAAGGCGGAAGGTTGGCTGATCCGCGCAGGTCTCCTGCTCGGACGCGAGGCCATCACCGCCGAAGGCGTCAAGGACTATCGAGGTCTGGTTGCCGCGTTGTGCAAGGTCGAGTACGAGAAGGCCGCTCCCCTGCTCGACGAACTGCTCGCCTGCTGCAAGGTGCGCGTCGGGAACCTGAAGAAGAGCGTGACCGACGACGGCATGATTCAGTCGCCGTTGACGCTCCTGACCCTTCGCGTGGAGGCGCTCAAGGCGAACTTCGGTTTTTTGCAGAGCGCAAACCTGTCCAACTTCCTCGGTGGGCAGGCTTCCGAGCCGACTGTGAAGGCGTAAGAGGGGTCGCCTCCTACGCCAACATTCCGCCGCTCGCGGGGCGTCTCATCTCCGCTCGCCTCGCGTCACTGGCGGAGCTAAAAACCGTTCTTACATACGAGGATGCCGTCGACCTCGACGAGGTTCTTCTGTTGGACAACTACCACAAGTGGTTGGCGGCAAAACAAGCTGAGGAGAAAATCTAAATGGCCGGCAACATCATCGACAGTCTGTTAGTGAAGATCGGCCTCGACTCCGAACAGCTCAAGGACGGTTTGGATCAAGCGGCACAGGGCATCGACAACTTCGCACGCGGCGCAGAGCGTTCGGGCGAGGCGGTCGACCGACTGGCAGCACACGCCACGAAATCGGGGCTTCTGCTCGGCAACGTCTCGGACGATGTCGCAGAGCGAATCCTCGAGATCGGGTCAAGCGGTCAGAAGGCGGCACTTGCCGCAGGCCGCGCAATGGACAGCCTCGGCAAGCAGGTCGGGGCGATCGGCGAGAAGATCATGGCGCTCGGTGCGCCGCTCCTCGCGGCTTTCGGCGGGGCCGCCCCCTTTACTGCTCTCTTTCAATCCTTCGTCCAAGACGGGAACGCGCTAGCAATCCTGTCCGACCGACTGGGCGTGTCTGCCCAGAAGATCGACGCATGGGCGAAGGCGAATGAGGATGCAGGCGGCAGTCAGGAAGCCTTCAAGGGTGCGCTTGAAAACTTCATCCTGACCACGGGCAAAGGCGAGAAGGCCTTCTTTGAGATGGGCGACCATATCAAGGGGCTTAGCCAAAGGCAGGCGGAATACTTCCTGCAGTCGCAGGGGCTGTCTGCCGATGCCGCCGCCGTGTTCCTGAAGTACCGTGACAATGCGGAGGAGGCCGCCAAGGCCTTCGAGGGTGTCGCCTTCACTGATGAGCAGGTCAAGCTAGCACGTGAGTTCAATCGCCAGTGGCGCAACTTCACGAACCAGGCTTCATCGCTCGGTGGCGTGCTTCTCACGGCAGTGATGCCGCCGCTTACCGCCGTCATAAAGGCGATCAGCTCGGGCGTTAGCTACCTCGCGGAGCATTCCCACTTCGTGAAGATAGCCGCAGGGGCGATTGCCGCCATCTTCGGCGGGGCGTACCTGCGCAACATCGTCGCGGCGGTCAAGGCGTCTAGCCTCTTCGTTAACGTCTTCGTGAAGGGGATGCCCGTCATCAAGGCGTTCAACGCCGCGCTGTTGGCTAACCCTCTTGGCGTTCTGATTGCCGCTGCCGTAGCGGCCTGCGCGATCATCGACGACTTCGAGGGCTTCCTCGAAGGCGACGTAACGGCGCTAGAGACGTTCATGCAGTGGTGTGGCCTCACCAGTGAGGAGGTCGACAACATCAGGCAGAACATCCTGAGCTTCTGCCGCGCCGTGTGGAACATCCCGAACAACATCAAGCTCGCGCTCGGTGAGGCTTGGGATGTGATTAAGGAGATGGGCGCATGGTTCGCCGACCTGTTCCATCTCCCCGACGCGAAGGCGTTTACGGACTTCTTCGCCAAGGTAGGCGACGTTGCGGGATCCATCGGGTCGACCCTCTGGGGTGGCATCGTTGAGGGCTTCCGCTTCATCGACTACATCGCCGATGCGCTCGGCGGTTTGCCCGATGCGTTCGTCAAGGGCTTCGACAACGGGATCAGCTACATCTACGAGAAATTCCTCGCGTGGCTGGTCGAGCCGTTGCGCAGTCTCCTGCCCGAATCGCTTGACGGCCTGAGGCCTGCTGCCGACAAGGCGGCGTCCGCCATCTACGACGCGTTGATGTTCCCGATCCGTCAGATCAAGAAGGCCTTCGAGGGGCTTTTCGGGAGCTTCAACGCCTTTGCCGACAAGGCAAAGGGGATCCTCGGAA